ATATAAAAACCTGCTTACCGAATCGCTTTGCTGTCCGCTTCGCGGTTTAAAAATCTGCGTTACCGCTTCGCGGAAAATTGGCTTTTCGCCCTAGGCTTTCTTCTGATGAATGTAGTTGTTATCGTTTGAAAATTTAATACGCTGGTTTCGTATTGCTATGTTGGATAGAAATAATTGTTTGTTGTCCATAAATTTACTTTGTTCCGTTTTTTGGAATGCATAGTATATTAAGTGCTGTTCTGTATATGTTTTGCGTATTAATTTATAATTGCTTTCTTTTATTAAAGTATCGAAAAAATTTTCACTGTAATAATAATGACAGTGTTTTCTAAAAAGATTTTCTTTATCATGTTTATTAATTTCAGGTACACCATGAATCATAATTCCATTTGTTTTACAACAATGATCTGCTATTTTAAAACAAGTATATTGTGCGTCAAATGGTTCTACGTGCTCTGTTGTTCCTATATTATATACAACATCAAATAAATTACCCCAATCTGTAAAATCGTTAAAAACTGATAAGTCTTTAACTACTGCTCCACGTTTTCCGTTTAAATCAATCGAAGTATGATCAAATCCTTTTTCAATCCAGTATTCTTTTGCTGGTCTGACATTGGGTCTTATTATTTGATCACCATACTCTAACATTTTTAAATTATTGCATTGATTAAAAACAGTGAGAACATCTTCCTCAATAAATTGTAGTAGATCTTGTTTAATAGCCATACTGTATATATCAGGTTTCTAACCACTGCTGGATTTATGATTTTGGTAAAATGTTTAAGCCGTAATATGCCATGAAAGGTGCAAGGAATGTGCCATTACCTAGTTCTTCTGAACTCCATTGAATACTACTTAAACAATTAAAAACTTTTTGTCTTTCTAGATCTGAAGGATAATATAAATCATTTATTTTTGAAATATTGTCTACACTATAATCTTTTAGCACACCAGGAACTAAAGATATCACAGGCACTCCTTCTCTTAATGCTTCTGTTACAGCCATGGTGTGTAAACTAATTACGCAATAAATGTTGTCTAAAGAATCACAAAAACCTCGTGAACCTCTAGACTTCTTGTTTCCTTTTTTTCTTATCTTTATAGGTCTATTGGTATATTTCTTAACTTCAGTTTCTACTTCTGCTATCCATTCGTCAACAGACTTTTTAATTCCATAAAAATCCAATCCATTTTGGCTAGGAGCAACAATGTATACTTGTTCACCCTTTTGCCATTTTTTAATTGGCATATTAAATTTATTAAATCTTGTGTTATCAAATCCTTGTTTAATTTTAGTAACTTGATTTTCGTTAAAACAAATCCGCCAAAATTTTGGTTTCCACCAATTACAATAACCTTTTTCAACATTAATATAATCTATGCCTTTTGCTTCTAATTTTTGATGTATCCTTGGATCGTCATGCCCACCAACTCCACCGAGTATAACCAGATCATCCTTTTCAATATCAGTATCTGCACTTACAACCATAGGCAGATAAAATTTACGCGAAATATTTTTTGCAATCCATGTGGAAGTTTCTGTTGATGTTCCTGTGTCTAAATCTTTTGGAACAACTACTCTTGAATATGTTTTATTCATTTTCATCAAGGTTCTTTAAGAAGTCCCTTAATTTAGTCTGATCTGTGTTGTCAGTGTTTACTCTGCCTACTGTGTCACCTTTTCTTGGATCAGGTGGAGTAATTTCTTTTGGAGCAGATGCATCTTCAGTGATTGTGGAAGTTTGTTTTAATGAATTATAGATTGTGCTTTTACGTTTGTCAAACTCTTGATATTCTGCATCATCACCTAAGTCTCTAATACGCAAACTGTCTACATCAAATTCTAAATCAATTTTCATACCAACACCACTAGAACTTCTTGTTTTCATTAATTGTATTTGATATCTGCCACGTTCTCTCATTGCTCTACTTGTGAATATACCAAACACGTTGTCAGCAGTTTGTATTTTACTTAAACCACCTGCTATGTGCGAATGATCAAACTCTATTTCTTCTACTGCACCTCTGTTCAACTGTGATGCTGTTACAAATATTACATTCAATTCCATAGCCAAGTTTCTTAATTCTTCTGAAACAAATTTATCTTTTACAAATAAATCACTTGGACTTACTTTTTTATTCATTGGCATCATTAAATCTAAATAATCAACTAGCACAACATCTAGTTTTGTGCCTGTTTTAATTTCATATTCTTTAATATAACTTCTTAAATCATTTGTAGTTTTACCACTTGGCATATATTTTATTTGAAACTTACCTGACTTTTTACCAAGTAATTTAACTTTCATTTCTACACCATCTAAGTCTTTGAATATTTCTTTTGTTGGAACATCTGTCAACATAGAATCTACCCTCATACTTACAAGTGGTTCGCTTAATTCAAAAGTGATGTACGCAACATTCATTCCATTCAATACCCAGTTGCAACCTAAGTTTGCAAGGAACAAAGACTTACCTGCACCTGATCCTCCTGCAAAAATATTCAATTCACCTTTGTTGAATCCACCAAACAATCTTTTATCTAGTGTTGCCCAACCTGTGCTGACTTGACCATTTTGATTTTTCAATCCCATTAATCTTGCTTTAGGATCTGCAAAGTAATCTGTTCCTATATCTTTGTGTAATCCAATCTGCACTGCCTTTTTGACCAAATCTTCAACTGGACCATATTCACCTTTTTCAAGCATATCAGCAGATTTTAATATTGCTCTTTCTAAACTTTTATGTCTAACAAAAGTTTCAAAGTCATTTAGTAACCAGTCGAAATGTTCTTCTGTAAGTTGTTCAGTGTGTTTTAGATCCACATTGCAAGATTTATTAACAATATCATACGTTGGCAACTGATTATAATCAGTCACATATTTGTTTATGAATTGTGCTGTGTCTTGAAGTTTTCTATCAAACAATGAATGATCAAATATAGATTGGCAACGCACGAATGTTTCTGCGTTCTGTAACATCATTTCTAGATACAACTTTTGTATGTCATATCCATAATCTTTATTCTGTTTTGCCATGTTCCTTATTATACCACATTTCGTTTGAATTGTCAATGTGCTTGTGATATTTGGCAAGTACAGCACCTATGCAACTGCCAGGATCCCCAGGATTTTTTGGAACCCATATGTCATCCCAAACAGATTCTAATTTGCCTACTGCTGTTTTATTCAACGCACAACCACCTACCAAAATAATATTTGGTGTGTTGATATTCATCTGTATCCATGAACTTGCACACATTAATACTTGCTCAAAAATATGTTGAGTAGTTGCGGCAATGTCAGCCAAATCTTGTTCTGTGTTTAATTCTGGTCTCCACCAGTTGCAACCTCTATGTAAATTAACTCGCGTTTTGAAAGGCATTCTTGTATCAATTAATTCTTCCATAAACATTCTGTAATATTTTCTCCACTTACCTTTTTTAGCAAGTTGTTCGAATTTGTGTTCCTCTGCATTTGCTTTGAGACCAACCCTTTGAGTCATTGCTGAATAAAATAAACCAATGCTGTGCGGATAATTTTGTGTGTATTTCTTTTCTAGTTTTCCACCATGTCCATGCCATATTGTAAAAGTTTCAAACTCTCCTATGCTGTCTAAAACAACAACTGCGGCATCTCTATATGGAGAAGTGTAGTATCCATATGCGGCATGACTTTCATGATGATTAACATATTCTATTGGCACATGGTGAATGCCTGCTTTACCTAAAAATTTTTTAATGTTATTTTCTTTCCACTTCCATCCTTGACCTGCAATAAGTTGACGCATAGTTTTTTTGAAAGGTTTTTCATAGAAATATATTTTTGCAGGAAAGGCCCATTTAGGATTTGATCTTACTTCTGCCATAAGTTTAGGACAAAGTGTAGGGTCTCCAGGTATACCGCTGAAGTCTTTAGACATTCCTGCCCATTTTAATTTTAAATTATAGTGATCTGTAAGTCCTGCTACTCTCCACTCCATCACGGCAAGACTGGCATCGTGATTGTTTCCTGTTACTCCCCAAACTATCATTTTTCTCCTATTTG